TCGTGCCGTGATACAAGCGCATCGGCGCTTTGCTAGGCTCAAGGAATTTCTGGAGGTTGGCTTCGCGTTCTAACGCAGGCAAGCTGCTGTCAGCCATTATTCGCTTACCAATGTTTATTGCGCCCTTGACAATCTTGCCACCCTTGGCGTACTCAAAGTCGTCAATGTTTGCGTACTTTGGGTTCTTGCCTAGAACAAGTGGGCCAATCTGGATTATCTCCTCCGCATTGGTAATCGGTTGCATTGTGGCGCGGTCGTAAAAGTAGGAATGACGCTCAGGATCCATTCCAATCTGCCTCCACTCTGGGTGGTTCAGATACTCTTGCGCTTTTGCAATTGCCTCTTCTTCAGTTACAGGATTCCACTCGCCTTTAATTCTGGCGTAGGGAGCCTTTGCGCCACCAAGCGCAATGCGTTTTGACTCAGCTTGGCTAATGCTAAGGTCAGCGTTCTTTACGTTGGCAACGGGGCCATACGCAACTTTCTTTGCTTTCTCGTTGTGGATGGAGTTTACCCAAACACCTTTGCCTGTGTAGGCGGGGATGTCAAGGCGCAAGCCAACCTTAGAGCCGGGTTCGTATTCAGACTGCTTTCCGTACCGCTCCTTGGCGGCGTCACCACGCAAAGCGTCAACCGCCTCGTCTCTTGATGCGGGCTTTGGAACAAAATTATAAGGTGTAACAGGCTTGTACAGATTGACGATGTCGTTGTACTGCGCCTTAGTAATCTCGCCACGGGTCAGCTCTTCAATAGCGTCCGTTAATTCAGGGACGCGCTTGGTTACGTCCTTGTAACTCATACTCAGTCGATCAACTTTGGGAGCCTCTTCGCCACTTGCCAGCAACCTCTTGCCAACTTGGGCGATGCCTTTAACAATCCCACCGCCAGCCATGTGCTGATCAATCATGTCATTCAGGCGGTTGTCGAAGTGGTGTTGGTCAATCAGCTTGCCTACCCTAGCATCGAAGTCATCGGCAGATCCGCCTTCTTCGCTGGCCTCTACGGCTCCGCCATCCTTCTGTCCCGCCTTCTGCATATTGGTCAACAACTCGTTGGTCAACTGCACAGTGGGGTCGTTCTTCGTGTAGTCCATCATCGTTATGGGCCTGTTCTTGCCCTGCTTGGCCAAGTCAAGCAACTTCTGCGCCTCCCAGTCGCTGTACACATCCCTGATAGGCACGGGCAAATAATTTACGCCCAAATCTTCGCCAGTCAAAATCTTGCGGTAGTCGCTGTGAAGGTCAGGGCGGTCAACGACATTACCCTCCAGTCTGAACAACCTGTTGCCCAAGTCGAGCGTGCCAGCGTTTGCCATGTTCGGGTCAAGGTTCTTGGTGAGCAAACCCTCCACAGGAACCGTGCGGCCCTTTTCTCCGCCCACGCCGCGACCCGCAAAGATGTCAGCCATCAAGGCGCGTTGGGAATAGGTCTTGACTTGCTGTCGGAAGTTACGCGCACCCAAGTCAATGCCGTCAGGGAATATCAAACGCCCGTTGTTGTCCGTCATGGTACTGGCGCGGGCGCTCAACTTCTGGATTTGTTCGTCGGACAAATTCTTGCGCTGGGCGGAAAATATGTCAGCAAACTCACCAAACATGGTGGAGTTGGACTTGTGTTGTTCAAGGCTACCGACAGACGGCGTCCAAATAACATCGGCTCCTTCTGGCACCTGCGCCTTGTTGCGGTTCAAGATGAGCACGGCCATCTTCTGGTCGGTTACGCCTGCCGCCGCCTTTGCATTGGCGTAGTTTGGGTCTACCAACTGGATGCTTGAAAAGCCGGGGCCACCAAACTTGCCCTTTGATAAGTCAACTTTCATGCGGTCATAAAAGATTGGCTTGAGGTATGCGCCTTCATGCTTTCCGTAAGCCTCCGACGCCTTGATTGGCGGGTTTGCAATTTCTTGCGCCAATCGTTTAGCCTCCATTGCCTCGTCCGCAGAACGGATGGCGTTACGCACCTTGCTCAACGCACCCGTTGCTACATTGCGACCAGCTTTTATTATGCCCATGATTACGCCGTGTAAGGGTTCTCCCGCTTCGGGCGGGTGTATTCGTAGTCCTCGTCATCATCATAACGAGGCTCTGGATTGATGTCGAGAAAGCCCATGTCCTTCAGTAACCGAATCGCTTGCGTTGCGCTATCCACATAGTCGTCGTGCGTCGAGTCAGGGAACGCGCAGATCTGCGACAGGAAGCCCTCGCACCAGTCCTTGACGAAGCCCTTCCTGACACTGCTCTCCGGAAGCCACACCCGCTTGGTCGCGAAGATCGACGCCGTGATCTGGAGGCGCTGCATCTTGTCCGCGTGGCCGGGGTTGTATCCCCGCACAGGCAGGTGGGCCGCACGCAGTTCCTGAATCAGGGAGATCCCCGCCGCCTTGTCCTCGACCAGTATCAGGTCAGGGCGCTTGGCGTCCTTGCCCTCGCCATACGACACCTTCCACTCCTCCAGCACCTTGGGCTTGAGTTTGGGGAAAGACAGATGCTCAGCCCAGCAGTCGATGAGCAGCACGCTCATAGGCCCGTCCAGAGGCTTGTACGCGCCCCATGTCGTCATGGCCGTCGGGTCGTTGTACTCCTTATCAGAGAAGGCACAGTCGTAGGACTGGACGATGAAGTCGAAGCGCGGGAAGGGCTTGTCTGCTGGCCACAACTGGAACATCTCGCGGCTCACCACCTTGCCGTCCTCCAGATCGACCAGTTGACCCATCACCTCCTGCTCGTACAGCTTCGACCCCTTGTACTGCTCCAACTGCCGCTTGAAGGTCGGCGCAAGGTTGGCCGCGTTGTCGTGCGTGGTGGCGCGGTCGATCACCACATCGTCGCCTTCCCGCCCGACGAGGTCGAGGATCAGGTCTTTCGGTCTCGGCGTCGTAGTGACAATGACCCTCGGTTGCTTGCCTAGCCGCAGGCCCATCATCATCATGTCCCACGCCTCTCCGGGGCCAAGGTACTGGAAAACCGCGAGTTCGTCGGCCCAGCACCAGTGGAACTGCGGCCCCCGCAGCCGCTCGTAGGCGTCGGCGCTGATCCCCCGGATGATGGATCCGTTGCTCAGCCTGATCTGGTGGTCTTGCTTGTTGTAGTCCACGACCAGATCCTTGGGGATGCAGGCCAGCAGGCCAGACTGCCCCTCAAAGCAGGTGTGCTTGATGTCGTTGGACGTCGGGGCCAGTACCAGTCCCCGCGTCTCCGGGTGCGTCCAGCACCACCACCACAACGCCTCAGCGGCGCTGCGGGTCTTGCCCGCTCCCCGGCCTGCCAGCATCATCCAGATCAGGTAGTCCTGCTCAAGCGGCGGCGGGACTTGATAACGGTGGGCGGTCGCCAACCATTTGGTGTGCGCCAGTATTGCAAGGCGCGAGTGCAAGGGCTGGCTGTCGAACGCCTTTGCCATCTCCGCATCAAGGAACTGGCCTAAACCACTAGATGTAGTGTCAGTGTCGGTTAAAACCCGTGTTTTGGGAGACTTGCCACTACCGGTAGTGGTTTCAGCCAACACGCTTGGTCATTTCCATGTTGCGGATGAGGTCGAAAAGCGCTTCAGACCTTGCATCCGCCGTCAGGATTGGTGCCGCCCCGTCCACCCCGTGCAGGCCAACCCTGTCCCCGTACTTGCTGGGATGGAACTTGGCCAGCAGCTTCAGACGGGTCTCTACCTGCAAGCGGCGGGCGTTGACGTCGTCAGAACGCACCACAGAGCGCACCAGCGCCCCTGTAGCGGGGTTCTCAGCCTCAGTCACCCTCTCAGTCAACGTCTGCGTGTCCGCGATGTACAGGCACTCCTCAGCGATGGCGTCATAGCCAATGTCGCGTGCGCGTGCGATGGATGCGGAAAGAGCGTCGTCGCGCCCCATCCAATCGTAAACCGTCCTCCACGCAGGAAAGCCATCGTTGGCTCTGCATATCTGACGTAATGGCACTCCTTCACTCAACTGCTCACAGATGATGCGTGCTATCTCAGGGTCGTACTTTGAGGGGCGTCCAGTCTTCTTGGGTGCTACAGGGTTCTTTTTGGGCGCGAGGCTACCCTCATTACCCTCTGCGGGCTTGGGCGTCTTGGCGGGCCTCTTAGGCGCGTCCTTGATGGTTTTCGGCATTACCCGTAGTCCCTTGAGTAGGAAGGTGGGGGCTGCGCGTGATTGTCTAGATCAATCCCTCGCGTCGAGTCAAACGACTGCGATGCAGCCCCCGAAATAGGACTGTAGCACCTAGGGTGAGGTCGCGTGCAACTATTTCACAACCGCACCCTTTTGCTGCTGTAACCGTTTCGGTTCAGGTTCGACGTCGCTTCTCACATCCTTCGGATTCTGGTCTGCTGGTAGTCCCGTTCGATCTGCTCCTTGCTGATACCCAGATTGACGAACCGGGTGTGCTTGGTTTCTGGCGGGATCAACTTGGGGGGGGAGAGCCATGACGGCATCGCCTCCGTGCCCAGCTTGATTTTTGGTGGTTTTCTTTTAGGCATTATTTTCCCGTGATCCAACTCGGTTGCTTTCTTTCCAGACACGCTTGGCAGCGCCACGATTTGATCCTCCCGCCTCGACCCTTGGAAACTAGCTTCACGCCCTCAGTAATCTGGCATGACCCGCACAGTCCCGGTTTCCTTTCTTTCGGTTCTTTATTCATTACCATGCTCCCGTAAGTATTCCAACCACGACCACTCCCGCGCCGGTCAGGATTCCCTGAACCCACATCCACGTTTTCCACATGAGGAAATCTCTCTCCGTGTACACGCGGCACTCGCCCTGCACTGCATTTTTTTTAGTCATGTGAACAGAGAAAGATAACTTATGATTGTTAGGCACAGGACAAACATCAGCCACAACGCCCAGTCGGGCCACGGTTTCACGCGGCGCTCTCCTTTGCAATAAGAGCGCTTAGGCGTTGCGCCGACACAT